AATACAATAGGATCTGGAGCCACAGGGTGTAAAAAGGTAAGTGATAATAATCCTGCGGTAGATGGACACAATTATTGCAAAGCTGATTGCTTAATCAAATGTACTATCACCAATGGCAAGAACAACTGTAAACAGGACCAGAGCTGTGGAGCAGGAGGAGGATGGAATCCTGGACCTAAGCCTCCTGGACCTAAGCCTCCTGGACCTAATCCTGGACCTACTAAACCAGGGAACCACTTATGGCTTATAATTTTGTTAATTGTTCTAGGAGTACTGCTTCTAGCTACAGGAGCCTACTTCTTGTACAGATACAATAAGAAGAAGACGTAGATATTCTAATTATACATAAAAAGGTATAATTATCGAGAATTTATAGAAGTAAATTTATGTTAGTAAAATATAAATGCAGCGTCATATAGGAGAAAACGAAAATAAACAAAGTAAGAGTTTTAAAAGAAGAGCTCGGAATAAACCAGGATATACACTCAGTCCATGTCCAGATCTTGGGAGAAAATATGAGTGGGCTGAACTAAAATCTTCTTTTGTAGTTAAAGAATTAGTACATGATGTTGATGTACAAGAAGAACTAGTTGGCTTTTGGCAACAAAATATTAGGCAATTGTATACATTTTTGGGAGTAGACCTCGATTCAGAATTTGATGAGTATCTGAGTGAGATACCCACATCTAGACAAAAAGATAAGGTAGAGAGTTACCCTGTGGGTCAAATCAAAGCATGGGTTTCTCCCGCTGTAGGCTTCCTACCTGCTAGTATTGATAAAGCAGGGGCGTGGAATAATTTTTTTGTACTCTTTAATTTTATCAAATGGACCTGGTATAAACTTAAATATCGTGAATTTTATAATAAGGATAGTTGTCCGAAAAGACCAGTATATGCTTGGTTATTAATAGATTTATTTCAGCAAAAGGTTCTTATTTTCCACGACATGATACGGGGAGACCGCCTAAATTTAAATCATGGAGAGGGTGGTCCAGCCAATAACCAGATAGGAATCACAAATCTATATAACTCTCGCCTGAAGAGAATGGTTCGAAATAAAGTATTATACGACTCTCAAGCTTGGGATCATCCTGGACAAGTCCAATGCCGGGTGCCATATCGTGGCAAATATGGTACCTACATGAAACAGTATCTACAGGAGGATAGTTTCTATGCATCACTACAATGTGGAATTTCTGGTAGCGTTCAATATGCTATTTTTATGTACTTACTAAGTACCCTTCCTGTTATCCCTGAGAGGAATATAGGCGCTGATATTAGGAATCTGGTAATATCAGCAGTTCTAATTCTAACAGGAGATGGTGGACACAATATAAGGGAGGTAGTATTTGGGTTTACATGTACTGTAATTATAATGTATCACCTGCTAAACTTGATAAAGATAGAGGTTGGTGAATTTAAGAAACATAAAACACTTGGACCATTTTTGACTGCCATTAGCAAGTACATCCAGGCTCAATTACCAAGCTTTGCTTGTATTAGGGATATCGACGGTGAGAAAGTGTATCTTGAAGTGTTTAATACACTGATAGATTCAATCCTTGATAAATGGAAACCTATCATAGATAGGGCATACCAGATAACAGCTGGAATTAATATCGTAGGAGTATATACGTCTGACCTAAACAATTTTGATCCTAGTATCTTGAAGGATCCAGCCAAGTCATTGCAGAAAGCAAAAGAATGGATGGTCAGCCAGATTTTCGCACTGATGAAAAATCCAAGTTCCTACAATCTCCATACAGAAACAAACTATGAACTTGTACAAATATTCTTTGCCTTGGAAAATAACAGATACCTTTTGAACCCTAAATCATCTTTTAAACGTGCAGCAAATGATTTTATGACGCGACTTGTGAATTCTTTTCCCCAAAGCGCAAGATCCAATATCTTTGGGAAAGTAAATACAGAAATGTTGGCTACATTAATGATGTGTGAGAAAGATAAGCAGATTGACCCCACTTTACATAAGAAAATAAAAGGAGACGCTAGTAATATCCCGATGGCGTCTCCTCGTCGAGCAGGATGTAGTAGTTGCGAGTCTGATGCTGAGGTAGTTATTGATGATGAAGATGGTTATTGCATTGACTGTGCATCAAATACTCTGTGATAAAGGGATGGAAAAGAAATATGATTTTTTACTACTTTTGTGAATAATACGATGCACTACTCAAAATGGCTTATAATGCGAAAATTAATACCGATGGAACATATCGTCCTTTCTATGGATGGACAGTTATATGCATGGTCAATGATGACTTCAAGTTCATAGAAAATTATATCGCCAAGAACGAAACACTTTCTATATATTTCTCTGCATTGCCCACTTCCTCTTATCACATGACTATCTATAACTTGTGGTGTAATGGTAAAGAACTTCTTAATCATCAGCAACGTGTGCTCTCGACGAGATTTCATCAAGAGGAGTGGCCTAGGTTGCGTCAAGAAGCTCTGACGATTGGAAACTACTTCAACCCCAAACAATGTATAGACGGATTGCTATACCAGCTATACTTTGAAGCGCAAGATACATGGAAGAATCTCAAGCTGAAGGTCAAGAAGGTTCACTACAATGGCAATACTATACGAATATCTGTGAAGAAGACAGATGCATTGAATAAGATGAATGAATATCGTGCCACAGTCACTAATACGTGTGAACGTGAAGACGGAATGGGAAGCTATCACATTACTCTAGCATATAAATATAAAGATATTGAGGATGAAGTTGCTATAGCGCGCGAAGTTAACACCCTAAACATGTTGCTTCAAGGTCAGACTATAACATTGGGTAAACCCCAGGTATGTTCCTTTGCTAATATGACAAAATTCCAACCTATTAAGTAAGATTAATTATACCAATAAGTATAATTACTTAGAATTTTATCTTTTCTTCATACAGTGTTGCTAGCGGAGCAAATTTGGGAAGAGGTTTTGTTGTCCCGTGGCACTCGTAATCAACCTTGTTAAATCCATCTCTAAACCTTACTATATTCATATGACCTCCGTAGGGTTCCAAGGTCCTCCAGTGTGGAGCAGGAGCGATCTTCACTATCTTATTATTACCCATGATAGTATTGTACATTTTCATCAATAACATGGAAGAGTGATCATACATACGGTCATGGGTTTGCTCGTTGATGTAGGCCTGACAGCAATTAAAAGAACAAAATACACCATCGGTTTCATAGTATTCTCCCACACGAACCTTTATATTTTTGTCCCTCAAAGCCTTTCTGCGCTCTTTGGTCACATCTTGTTTAATAGTGTACCAGTCTTTGCTTATCTGGGAGTGATAGGTCTTGACGGCTTGACTGGATACGTACTTAATCGGGCAACCTATGGGTTTAGTATTAAATGGGTGTCTGCACCAGAAACAATGATACCGTAGTAAGTTTACCTCCATTTTAGATGAGAAATCTACCATAGATACATGACACACATGCATGCGTTTGGACTCATCCAAGAATGACACCACTTCGGGAGTTCCTTTGGCGGTATTAAGTTCACATAGCTTAGTAGTGTCATCAGGTTCTTTCTCACTTTTTTTCCCTGAGTCACCCAGGGACACACCGTACTTCTGATACACCTTTTCTAGATCAATCCCAGATAGTTGAAAGAAATATTTACTCTTCTTACGATTTTTGGAGCTGCTCATGTTTTATGTCTAGTTTCATAGTGTTAAACACTTTTCGTTTTTAATTTAGAATCTCATAACATAATATAAATATGCTTACGTGCCGAAAAAATGATTTCTGGCTAGAAAATGTTCCTAATCTAGTATGTAGTACTGAGTTAATACCTTTACAAGGTATGAGCTTAGCTAGCCAGCTTAACGCGGTAACTAGGCTATGTCTGGTTGTCTTTGTTGTACTATTACTTCTGGATATCAAATGGGCGCCTCTATTCTTATTACTTTCCATTCTATTTATAATTATTCTTTACTACATACAAAAGAGTCAAATGGACAAGTTTAGAGCAGAACACTATAAAGAAGTGACACCGCCAGTTAAAGCGGGACAGTTACCACATGGGAAACTTTCTGTTGCTGACGCTAGGCGAATTAATGATATTACATCTAACCCACGCCCAGGTCTAGTTAGGTCAATCCTCAATCCTGAAGAAGCGGGTAGATTTTGCCATGACCGACGACCTTTGGACTATAATCCTGAACTGGTTTCTCAAAATCGTCCAGGACCCAATCCAAATGGTGTATTTAATAATCCTCAGTACACATCTCTCAATCAACGTTTGGCGGGTTCAGCCAATCCCAAAACATTCATAGCTCCAGTTACTACACCACCATTGGCTGCAATGGACTACTGGAGGGCTAATAACCTAGTAAATCATTCTGCCGTGAATTCTGAGAGTCAAGTTGAGGCGTATCAGTCTGGATACCAAACTACCAGCTGCTGTCCTGGAGAACCAACTCTTCTCGTACCATCTAAGAACCCCGCATCGTATTCGGTTCCGGTACAGGAAGAAGATAATATCTCTATAGAGAATTTTGGTAAGGAACACAGATATTTAAATAACCCTAAGATTGCTGTGAATTCGGTACCTCAGGTCCCATGTCATAATCAGATCTATGGAGAGAGTAAAGAAGGTTTTAAAACTAATATGCCCTTCTTGAAGACCGAGCCTTCGTTACCCGAGACTGTGGTATTACCTAATCAACCTGGATGGGTTAACACATCATGTGGCTACAATCCAGAACAACTATTCGACGCTGGGCTACCTACTAACTTGCCAGCTGGCAATTGCTTTCAAGATCCGGTGATGAAGAAATATAATGATAATCTATTTACACAAACTATTCAGCCAGGACTATATACCAGAAACCAGATCAATGAACCCATTAATTCCAATATAGGTATATCATTTAACCAGCAATTCCCACCAACCACATGCAAAACTAATGAGTTAACCGGTGAAGTAGAATATACAGAGCATGACCCAAGAATCATAGAACCTGCGACAGTAGAACCTTCTCTTCCAAGAGTGGCTCCCGCAACGGAAGCTAATATCTATGATCCTCGTTTCTCTGGTTATGGTACCTCTTATCGTTCCTACACTGACGATACAACTGGACAAACTCGTTTCTATTACGATGATATAGACGCTATTAAGATGCCTAACTATATTACCAGGAATGATATTGATCACCAACCATTTGCTGATCATTATGGACCTCTTCCTCCGGGAGACGCCAACGGAAATAAGAACAACTCCAATATCAGAGCATTAGCTAACGACGCTTTCGTGTCCGGAGCAATCGAGTTTCGTACTGACTTACAAGAAAGATTAATGCGTAAGGTAAATGCTGACGCATGGCAGAGACGTCAGGCTCCTATACGAACAGGTGGTCAGCGTATGTTGGGAGGTAATATGAGAATCTTCTAAGTTATACTATTATAGTATAACTTATTTAGTATTGGCTTGCTTATCAGTATTGGCTTGCTTATCAGTATTGGCTTGCTTATTAGTGTCAAGTTTGCGTTTTTGATATTCAAGCTCTTTCTGTCTTACCCATTCATTACTACCAACTGGGTGTTTAAGGTAGACGGTCTTACGAACAGGGGTAGGTTTCCATTGTCTTCTAAATCTTCTGGGCATTTATTTATATCACTCCAGTCTATAGGTCCTATTTGTTCATTCCGAACCATCGTGGAGCATACCTCTCTTGATTACCGCGTCTCATCTGAAGTGCTAATAAGTCCTGTCGATGAGATAAACTGTCTTCCATCCATGATAAACACCCTTCATAGTTATTTCTCTCAGGCCCCATAGGATCGTTGTCTGTAAGGGGTTTCCTATTGTATCTGGGCTTCATCGCACCCATGGGGTCTTTATACAAAACTCCAGTAGCTGTAGCACTAGTTACAAAATTTGGATTAAAATATGGATCTTCCAGAGATTTATTAATGTAGTACATGTATTGCCCAGCATTTACATCAGCATAGCTCTTATACCCCTGACCATAGTTATCTAGACTCTCATCATCTAATAGAGTGTTAAGCTTAACTTCACTATTAATAGGTGGTTTATCCAGAGTTTGTACCTGTCCATTGTGGGATGCACTCACCAAACGCGGATCCATACTTGCATACTGGGTCTGAGGACAACCCGAAATATTAGGACAATCTATCTTTTGAAAATCTGTAGCATACTTCTCAGTAAGTACCTCGGGGTTTAGAATGATTTGCCCCTCTTTATGTACTGGTTCTTGATCTTTACGAAAAAGTTTGTTATCGTAACATTCAAAATATTTAGAAAATTCACAATTACGTACAGACATGTTGGTTGGCACGCCTTTAGGAAAATTATACTCCTTATCTGTGCATTCGTAACAGTTGCATGAAGACTTGGGATAATTGTATACGATATTAGCCATTTATCTTAACAACGGGTTTTCTTTTTGAAGTTTTATTCATTTCCATTGATCGGAATATCCTTGGCATTTTCCCAATTCCTTGAACTTTATTTCAGCTTCTGGACCTCCTCCTTTGTCAGGATGATACTTAAGGGCATTCTTGTGATAACAAATTTTCCACCTTTTACCTTTCAAATCTCCTGTACACCACCTTTTTTCACACTCAGTTTTGGAATATTCATCTGGTACATCACCAGCGGCAGGATTAGAGCGTTCTTCACACCCCGAATTAAGACAGTGGTCCTTGCTCTTATACTTACCAGAAGGACTAGGGGTACACGCTTTGGCGACTACTTCACCATACATCCCATATTTAGTTTCACACCCGTATCTCTCTTCTTCTCCGAATTCTCCTTTTTCCTGTGGCTCTTCCCATCTAGGTCGTCTACGAGATGTCTTAGGGCTAGCTCGTCTACGAGATGTCTTAGGGCTAGCTCGTCTACGAGATGTCTTAGGGCTAGCTCGTCTACGTGAAGATTTGCGAGGTTTGGTGCAATATCTCATGCGTCCATTCTCCTTAACAGGGTTCTTCAGGAGCCGAGTTCCGGCAGGGCATTTATGAGCGCTCTTTCTGGAGGGGCTCTTACGACGTCTGGACTGTGTTGAGGATTTACGCCTAGCAGACTTCTTAGGTTTGGTGCAATACCTCATCTTGTTTCCGTCTCTTACAGGTCTCTTCAGGAGCCGAGTTCCAGCAGGGCACTTATGATCGCTCTTTCTGGAGGGACTCTTACGACGCCTGGACTGTGTTGAGGACTTACGCCTAGCAGACTTCTTGGGTTTGGTGCAATACCTCATGCGTCCATTCTCCTTCACAGGGTTCTTCAGGAGCCGAGTTCCAGCAGGGCACTTGTGAGCGCTCTTTCTGGAGGGACTCTTACGACGTCTGGACTTTGCACTAGACTTACGCCTAGCAGACTTCTTGGGTTTGGTGCAATATCTCGTGCGTCCATTCTCCTTAACAGGGTTCTTCAGGAGCCGAGTTCCGGCAGGGCATTTATGTGATTTAACCATCTTTATACTAAGGAAAGAATATAAATAGTAATTTACTATTTACATACTAAAGTATATGAAATTTATTCAGTCTTAACACGAACCCACCTAACGCTCTTGCCGGACTTTTTAGCCTCCCAGTCATTACCATCATTGCCTTGCTTAGTCATCCCCTCACATGCCACAGCTGGAAATGGAGGACTCTTCCGTTCTCCGTACTTCTTCTGTTCAGACGGGGTTCCATGCACGGTCATATCAACACATCCTTTATCAGAGCTCTTTCGTGCCTTGGAGCTCTTACGAGAAGGACTCTTTCGTGCCTTGGAGCTCTTACGAGAAGGACTCTTCCGTGCCTTGGAGCTCTTACGAGAAGGACTCTTCCGTGCCTTGGAGCTCTTACGAGAAGGACTCTTCCGTG